TTATACACCGGCATAGGTTTCCCCCTCTCCCAAGAGCTGCAACAATAGTTTTCTGTTTGCTTTCCCTCGAAATGTTCTAGCTTCCTTTTTCTGTTTTTTTAGATAAGCATTGGTATCTCGAATTAAAGACGCCGCAGAATCGTATTCTAAACCAGTGATTTTCATGACTTCTTTTATATCTATCAATATTTTGTCTTCTGACTTCATAATATCACATCCTTTTTAAAAAGCAAGGGAGAAAAATTTCTTCCCTACTAAAATAAAAACCCTCGAGTATATCGAGGGCGGTTGCTATGCTATTCTTAACTCTGATGGCTCAATCCAAGTAGAAATATATTCCAAGCAATCTCTTAAATCCTTTCTTTTTACATCACGATAACTTGCTACTCCAAATCTATCTTTAACGTCACGATACAATGCTTGGAATACAAACTTTTTCTTTTCTGCCAAAGTAGGGATAATATCTATTCTTTGAAAAACTCTTGTTCCTACTGCTTTTTGAATTTTTCTTTGTTCTCCATTATCTACTCTTATTTCATTATCGATTTTATCTTCTAATACGTCAACTCTTTCCGCTATCTTTTCTTGTTCTTGTAATGCTAATATCATCATTTGTTGTTGAGATAAATTCTTGTATGGATTTTTAATTATCTCTTTCATTTCTTCAAATTTATTGATATATGCTACGTTTAATTCAAATGCTTTTGGAACTGCTGCGGAATATCCTCCAATAAGTTGTGCGACTCCTTTCTCTGTGATTAAGTAGTTTCTATATGTTTGTTTATTTTGTGGATGTACGTAATTACTAGGGATATAGAAGTCGGCGGAAAGTTCCGCAGCCCCAAATCTCTTAATGTATCCATCAATTTTTTCTAACAAATCTCTATGATTTACTCCCAATTCCTCAGCCACTCGGTTACTCGTTGTAACCAACACATCATTCACTTTTTCTACAATTACTGTTAATTCATTCATTTTTCTTTCCTCCTTATCCTGCAATTAAATTTTCCAATGGTTGAGTTTCTACAAGGCTTCCATGTAGTTGTCCATATTCAAAATAAGTCTTTTGCATTTCGTGAAGAGTATCAAAAATATTTTGCTCCAACTCAACAAATAACTTTCTTCCCTCTTGTGTCTTAGATAAAAGTTCTTCTGCCTTGTATAAGTTGGAATACATTTCTTCTTCTACCTTGAACAACTCATCTTGAATTAGTTTGTGGTTTCTACACTCTCCCAAAAATTCCAATACCATTTTGCTGTCTTTGTCTAACATAATTTACCTCCTTGAAATTTTAGGAGTTTTGCAGTATAATAAAGGTGCTAGGCAGTATTATACTGTCGACTCCTGCTTGTCTGTTTCAGGCTTTGTGGGAGTCATTTTTATTTCCTCTTCTGAATAATGACTTGCTGCTTTTCTTCGTCATATGTTACCACTACTTCTCTTTCTTCTTGGTTTATCCCAAGCTTTCTTAGAAGTGGAGGGGATAAAACGATTCTTGCCCCTGTGCCATTACCAGATTTTGGAAATTGGATTTTTGCATTTCGCTTCTCCATGTTCCCTCCTTGTAAAGCCCTTACATATTTTTATTATACATGTAAGGCTCTTACGTGTCAAGTATTTTTTTATTACACTACAAAACTCCTAAAATTTAAGGTTCCCTCGATATTCGATTTCCAATGTTCTAGATTATTTTTTAAATGATTTCTAATTTTCTTAAATATGAAATTGTATTTTCAAAATTAAATGGCAGCTTTAGTATCTTTTTGCCAATAGATACAAAGGTATTGGGTTTTCCCTCTATAATTTTTATGATGTCATCTTTTTGTTTTGCCTTGAATAATGCTATCTTTTTCATTTACTCTCCCTCAATATCCGTTTCTCTGTCTTTCTAAGTTCTTATTATTCTTCTTGCAGTACCACTCAAACATTTCTTGTTCATCTCGGAAAATGTCGATTCCTAGAGAAATTAAGAAATGTAAGCAATCTGCAAATTCTTCTCTTGCTTTGTCTGTTATCTCTGTATTTTTGTTCTTCTTCCAATACTTAAAGTCAGGGATTTCATTGAATAATTCCCCGATTTCAGTAATAAGGGCAACTTTTCTATGCAAAGTTGTATCTTCTCTCGTAGTTGTCGCATTTTGAAAAGCTATGTTATCGAAATTTTGTTGCCTTTCCCAGATTTCTTTTAATCGGTCATCCAGTCTATCTTCAAACGTATCACACCAGTGTTTAAAGATACAAAAATCTCCGAAAATCCGATAATCTTTATTTTTTTCGAATTGTATTACCATTCCATCGAATTGCTCAGCACATGAGAGAGGATCCCAGCCTCTTTCCTCCATTCTTTTTTCGTATTTTTCTTTACTAAAAACATATTTCATTCTCTATCATCTCCCACTTTCTAATCGGAAAATTTTTTTCACGATTGACTTCTATTTTTTTACATCAATTTTTTCCCGTCATCTCCTAGCGGGTGCTTACGATATACATTGTTTTCCAAAACGTAAGTTCATCGAGCTCTTCAAAATTATTTAAAGAAGTTTCTATGAAAAATTCTCCGTTCTTATCTATTTCAAACCTTATATAATTTCCATCTATTTTGAGACTTACGAAAAGTTCTTCCTTATCTTCTTCGAAATCTTCTAAATCTATATCAATATTTTTATAAATATCAGAAATTTCGCTTACGTAAAGCTTAATTTTTTCTACAAGCTCGTTTATTTTTTCTAACTTATTCATTTTCTTCCTCCTCTATCCAATCTGCTATATTGCTAATATGGTCCCCACCATCTTTATAATTTCCACAATTGTTGCACTCAATTATTGTTTCGTAGTCAGTTTCTTCTAATTTTTTTGGGTAACCGTTTTTATCATATCCTGAATATTTTTCATATCCGTTTACAACTCTTTCAATAAAATCGGTGCTTCCACAGCATTTACATTTCCACATCGTTTTCCTCCAACAATTCAGGATTTTCATAAATATTGCCAATAACCTCTAATATCCCATATTCTAAAAGTTCAAAATATGTATTTCGAAGTCTAAAAGCTCCTCGCTCGAAAAAAACTTTATTTTGGCGTTTGTTTCCTTTGCTATCTATCCAAAGAACGATATCACCCTCATAGATTTCTTTTCCATTTTTGTCTTTTAAGCCTGTATATTGCATGATGTCAATGTCTTTATAGCTTGGTCTGTAAATAGTGTATCCATATTCCTTTTTTACTTTAAATTCTGCAAAATTCTTAAAAAAGGTAATCCATTCAGGATACACCAATCTATTTTTTTCTTTCACGAAAACTCTAAACTTAATCTTTTTCATTCTTCCTCCAATTTCTTCCAACCAGCGTCTATGTTTTCAAAAAGCCATTCGTTAAAAATTTCTTGCAATTTATCTTCATCTTCAAGAATTTCTTTTGCTTCCTTTTCTGAAAAACCATAGTCTTCTACTAAGTCAATTGTTTTTTCTGTCGTTGCTCCAACCACATAATTGGGCGAAACAGAAAATTTTACTTTATATTTACTCATTTTTTTCCTCCTCATAAATAACCTGTAATCCCGGTTGATCTGCCCCTATAGCGATTCTTCTCCCGTTGTCTAATTCAACAATATATATTCTCCCCTCTACTACAATTTTTTGCGTAATACTGATTACTTTTCCTTTTTTGTTTATATATTCGATAGAAGTAGCATTTGTGATTGCAACTTCTTCATTTAATGCATAAAGTTCATCGTGATAAGGTAAGTTGATAGATACTTCTATAATTTTCATTCCCAAACCTCCTGATATACTTTCTTTACTTTTTCTAATGCTTTTTCAGCTTGTTCATGAGTTTGGAAGTAGTTTGCGAAATCGTAGTTATCATCATCAAAGATTCTTCTTTTGTCCTGTATTTTTATGATTTCTCCTGAGATGTTTATAGAGTAATACCACCCTCCCTCTATCGCTCTCCAACGTTTTGGTTTTCCGTATTTTTCGTTAATGGCTTTCATTTTTTCCTCGATAATCGTTTTTTCTTCATTTGTACAGAGGTTAACACAATCGTCTAGTTTGTTAGAACTTCCCCTTATAAATAACATTCCTTTACTTTTATTAAAACTAGGATAAACACAAGAAATTACGTTTATATCCGTATCTTTAAAATCATATCTTTTTAATACGTCTGTATCTTGCTTTGTAATTCTCCATGCCCATCTATCCCAAACAGGCGTAAATTCTATTTCTAAAACCTTTTCTTTTTCCATGCTTTCCTCCTAATTATTTTTCTTATAATATCTTTTGCAAGTTTTCTCATTTAACTTAACTTTCTCCGCTATATCTTTCCAAAACATTCCTTGATTTCTTAATTCTAAAATTTCAGGAACTTTGGAAAGAATATAATTCCTCTTCACTCTTGCCGCCTCACTAGGAACTCTCGGCTTTTTTTCTTGCATTTCGATTTTCTCGATCGGCAATAACATTTTCTGTACAATATATAGTTTTTTATTTATCTTAAATGTTAGATATTTCGGATTTTGTTTTCCTCGATTCTTTTCTTTGCAAAATAGAAAAGCTTGCTCCGGGTTATCGAAACTTGCTATTCTTTTCATTCTAATCATTTTCCGCCCTCCTGTATGCCTTGAACTGGTTCGGATAAACCAGTTTTAGCTTCTCTATCATGGAATCTGTTAAGTAAATTCCATGAATTCCATATTTTTCATAAGCCCTTGCGTCTGCATGGATTTCTGAATGGTGTTTTCTGCATAAGCAAGTAACTCTCTCATTTCTTCCGTCATCTGTCTTATATCCTTTGCTCCCTCTTTGGTCCACATGGTGGAGCTCTCCCACGTTCCCACACACTTCGCAAGCTTTGTATTTCAAACAGAACCATACATAATGCTCGTATTCCTGTTCTTTGAGCATTTCCGTAATAGCCTTTCGGAAAGGAATGTTATGTTCTTTCAATAAAGCTAAGCTAAAATCAATTAGTTCTGTCATTTTCTGCTTGCTAAATAAATTCATAGCAACCGAGAACGTTTTTTCTTTTTTGAAATACATATCCTGCATGGATTTTATGTGGGCTAATTTTAAATCTAAGCGTTGTTCCTCACTAAGCCCTACCATTTTATCCACGAAAGACTGAAACTCCTCTATCGGCTTGCTAGACGGCTTATAGTCCATTACCGATAAGAAAGCCTGTTTCAATTGAAACCTTGCTTTCTCATGTGCCAATAGGTCGGGAGTTGCTCCAACCTTGTTCCCCGTATTCCAGTTCGCTAGGTCGGAGGCTATCCATTCCCAAGTTCTGTGTTGCTCTACTGTATGCGGTATAAAATCTTTCATTATTCCTCCAATGTTTTCACAATCTTTTTCAGATTGCTTACAATTCTTTTAATTTCTTCCTTGTCAATCAGCTTTTTATCCGAATTGTAGGCGAAAACTCTTAACTTTCGTCCCAATTCTTCCAACTCTTCTCCTGCTTGCTGTAATTTATACTGTTGTATTCTCTTTCCCATAAGTCCTCCTTAGTTGCTAATTTTCTTTTTCATTGTGACGTACTCTTTTTTTGTGAGTTCGTCTAACTCTTTTTTATAATGCTCTTTTATGTATTCGCTAGCATTCACGTCAACAATTTCACAGCATTCCAATAAATCTTTTATTTCTGCCTTTGAACACTTTTGATTGAATTTCACTAAAGTGTCATGTGTAAAAATTAAGTCTTTTAAGTCCAGATTTCCGATATTTTTGGTTTTATATTTCTTTAAAATCCCTTGCATTTCTTCCGGGGTTGCTATTTTTGAAATAGCTTTACAAAGGGAGTTTTTTTGATTGATTTCTAATTGGCTTTTAATAACCTCAAGTTCTTCAATACTCATCATTCCCATTTCAGATAATTTATATTCCGATTCGTATTCTTCTCGGTTTTTATCATCTATCATTGAGTTTATTGTGAAAATCAATTGTTGTTTTTTGGCAAGTTCTATTTCTTCTTTACTCGCCACATCTCCATCTAATCCAATCCCTAGATTCCCTAAGGCTCTTCCCACTGCCGATGTTTCGCAGTTTTCCACGTGAGAAGTTTTGTTCACTAGAGAATTTTTCGCGTCTCTCATTTCCATAGCTGTTCCTGTGGATTTTATTTGTCCATCGGGGTTTCTTATAACAACTCTACAGGCGGCTTTTTCTTCTTCTACGAATATCCACTCCGTTTCCAAAGACCAATCGCTATAGTGTTCTCTAAAATATTTCAATCTTTCCACTACAGTTACATAGTTTTTTCCTTTGATGTCTATCGTTTTCATAATCCTCCTCCTATAAAATTTCATCTCCCCAACATATCAAGGCACCGATTCCAATGCCTATCATGAAAGTCCATACTTTTGTAAACCAATCGTGATAAGGCGGTTCTACCATGCATATGTAGAAAAAACTTACAAACATAAAGAACAAAAACACAAAGCCTGCAATTTCCATTAACTTATCTTTCATTCTTCCACCTCGAATCTAGCCTTGATAACTTCCGCTATCAGGCGATACTCTTTTGCGAATTGATTATCTCCATGTGTTTCTTGCACTTTTTCGAGAAACAACTCCAAACTTCCTAAGAAACAACCGATTTTTATAGAAAATCCTGTCTTGGTTCGGAAAGCTGTTAAAGTATCATTTCTGCTTCCAACTTTTGTAAAAGAAATCGTGTGCCTAGTCTTTGTGACCTCAGCGTCGCCATAGACCCAAGCGTCGCCATAGACCCAAGCGTCGCCATAGACCCAAGCGTCGCCACAGACCCAAGCGTTGCCATAGACCTTAGCGTTGCCACAGACCTTAGCGTTGCCATAGACCCAAGCGTTGCCATAGACCTTAGCGTTGCCACAGACCTTAGCGTTGCCACAGACCTTAGCGTTGCCATAGACCCAAGCGTCGCCACAGACCTTAGCGTCGTCACAGACCCAAGCGTCGCCACAGACCTTAGCGTCGTCACAGACCCAAGCGTTGCCATGCTCGGAAAGGTTTTCTTCTTTTTCAATCCAACCCCCGACTTCTCCTTGAATAACATTTCCAAAGCTAATCTTAGCTTTTATTCTTTTTAAGGTTCTTCCGCAAAATTCTTTTTCTTCTCCTGTAAATTCATATTTTCTATTCATTTATACCCCCTTGTATTCCCAAGTGTTGTAAGAAATAACTTCTTCCCCGTCCAACAAATAAACTCTATGTTTAAGATACCCGTTGTAATGGTCGCTGTATTCCCACCCGGTATCTTTTGCATATTTCCCTCCCATTTGCTCGATTTCGCTATTTGACATTTTCACCAATTTCATCTCTTCCTCCTTAAAATCCAAAAGTATCTAAATTCAATTTATGTATCCATTCGGTTGCTTGGTCTAGCAATCCGTCCAGCATATCCCAAGCGTCCGATTGACAAAACTCTCTACCTTCTTCCCTGTCCCAAACCGTTAATACCATGTTTGGGTGTCTGTCGTATTCTCCCTCGTACCTACATTCGAGGAAGAAGTCCACTTTTGATTCATCTGCCAACTTCTGAAATTCCCTCATTTTTTCTTTCATTTTATCCTCCTTATATTCCCCATTCTTCCTGAGTGGTTTCCCACTCTTTGATATATTTTTCAAAATTTTCTTCTCCGTATACCGTATCCTCTAAACTCCATTTCCCACGCACCAAGCACTCTACTTGGTACTTTTCCTCATCTCGCAGGATTCTGTATTCCGCTTGATGGTTTTCTTGGTTTTCTAAAGCAGTGAATGCTCGGATTGTTTTCATGGTTCCTCCTTTATTTCCGATTAAATCGGAAATTATTTTTAAAAAATTTAGGAGCATTGTTTTAACTCCTTTACAAATACATTATATCCGATTAAATCGGAAAAGTCAAGAAAAAGTTTTATTTTTTTCGGAAATTATATTATAATCTTTATAAAATGAGAGAAAATGGAGGTTGTTTATGGAAACATTAGGTATTGTTTTGAAAAAACTTAGAGAAAGAAAAAATATAAGTATAATAGAATTGGCGGAAAAAGCAGGAGTAGGAAAAGGAACTGTAGGAGATATAGAAACAGGAAGAAGTAAGTCAACCATAAAAACATTAGAAAAATTATCAAAAGCACTTGGATTAAAAGAAGAAGAAAGACAGGAATTATTTTCAGCTTTTATGCCAAACGATATAGGGAAGAAAATTTTAGATCCAAGAGTGGCGAGTCTTAACAAGCGAGAACTGAACCAATATGAAGCTACATTATCGCAAGCTTCTTCATTTTTTGGGGATGAGAAAGTATCAGAAGAAGATAAGAAAAAATTGTTGGATGCTATGACAGAAATGTTTTTCATAGGAAAAGCTAAAAACAAAGAAAAGTATGCTAAAAATAAAACAGATAAAAAGTAGGTGTTGTCATTGAATATTAAGTTAAGGGTTAAGAATTTGATTGAACGGTGCGGCACAAGAAATCTTTTTAAAATATGCAAGAAACTTAATATTGAAGTATTATTTATGGATTTAGGAAATATTAAAGGCTTTTATAATTCTGCGGTTGGGAATAAATTTATAGCTATCAACGAGAAATTGACAGAATGGGAAATTAAGATTGTGTTAGCTCACGAGTTAGGGCACGCACTTTTACATTGCGACAAAACAACACGATTTTTATTAGACCATACTAAAATAATTAGGACAGCAAGACAAGAAAAGGAAGCTAATGAGTTTGCCGCTTACTTATTAGAGGGAATTTTAGGAGAGGAGTGTATTCCGGAAGAAGAATTATTTTTGAAAAGAGAAATTTTGGAAGAAATAATGGAGTATTTGGGGTAAAAAATAGAATAAAACATTCCCAAAATATTCCCAAAATATTCCAAGAAAAAATTGGAAAATCGAAAGAAATCAATTAAAAAAAATAAAAAAAATAAATAGTTAGGAGGGAAAAATGAAGAAATTGGTTTGTATGTTGTTTTTAATTTTGTCTTTCGTATCTTTAACAGAAACTGTAATCATCACAAAAACAGGGCATTGTTTCCATGCTTCCGAAAATTGCAGAGGACTTAATAGAGCTAAGTATCTCTATAAAGTTGATGTTACAGAAGCACAAGCAATGGGACTAAGACCTTGTAAATTTTCTTATCCAGGTGGCTATCACAAACCAAAAGAAAAACAACAAGTTTCTATGTCCAGAAAAGAAATCGACAGGAGATTATCTTCTCTAGGGTATACAGGAAAAAACGCTGTTAGAGAGTTCCAGACAGATTATGGGTTAGTTCCGGATGGTAAAGTAGGGCGAAATACTATAAGAGTTCTAAAAGAAAACACGTACTAAAATTTATTCAAGGAGGAAAGATGAAAAAGATAATACTAGGATTTATTCTTGCTTTGTTGTTCGTATCGTGCGGAAACGATTTTAGAAGTTCTTACGACAAAGAAAAATTAAAAAAGTGGTTTCCACATGCAAAATTCGAGGGAAACCAAATGAGAATCAAAGATACTTTTGGAGAATTTAAAATTTACGTATTTCAAAATGAAGATGAAGTTTTAAAACTAAGGAAGAAGTTAGATGACGAAATGCAAATAAAAGGTATACGCAATATGGATCCGCAAAAAGATTCGGCGACATATAGCAACCTGGATTCATACACTGTTTATTTTTTAAAAATAGAAGATTATGCAACTCCAAAAGGGAAAATAGCTGTTATGGTAGCGGAAACGAACGCCGAAATAAACAGTTACACCTTTTTAGAATTCAAACAGTACTTGCCGAAAATAAAATTATATTTGCAAGATTCTAAGAAAAAATGATAAACCTAAGCCGCTTAAAAAAGTGGCTTTTATTTTTTTATTGACATTTCCGAAAAAAACGGATAATATAATATTGAGGTGAGAGGAAATGAGAAGTAAAAACTTTTGCAAAAAACTATATTCAGAAATCGATTTATTTCTGAGAGAAAAGAAATTGAATAGATATGAAGTTGCAGAAAAAATGGGCGTTTCAAAACAAAATGTTTCTGATAATTTATTAAAATTAAAAGATGGAAAGCCTGTTAATTTAGGCTGGATATTAAAATTGGAAGAAACTTTGGATACTATTTTTTTGTTTTTAAAATCCGAAAAAAACGGAAATTGTAAATAATAAGGAGCGTGAGGAGATGAAATTTAATATAAAGGACCCTAAACTAACGCCGATTTTGTTAGCGTTAGCAGTTCTAATGAATAGTGTTGTGATTTTAATCAATGTTTTAAAGAAATAAAATAGAGACAATGGCAATAGAAACACAACCCCTAGAGAAAGGAGGGAGCATGGAAATAAGTGTTATGTTTGGAGCTATAGCAGGTGCGGTAGTTTTAATTGCTCACACTTTCAAAGATGAGAGCAAAATCAAATATTACGTATTGCTGGTTCTGGCATTTTTAATTTGCTGCATAAATGTCTATATTCAATTAAAATTCCGTTGCATATAGCGATTGCATTTTTCCGAAGTGTTTTTAGCTCTTTTTCGACATCGTGGTTAGCTTTGATAGCAGCCTCTACAATTGTATAGTTTGTGTGAAATGCTGCAATTCTTTCTTGAGAAGCTTTTTCGAAGTAAGAAATATTTTCTACTAAAAATTTGCTTAGTTGTGAGAAATTTTTTAGGAATTCATAGTCAGACATTATTTCGTTTTCGTTCGCCATAATAGTGACCAACCCGAAAGAAAAAGAAATATAGAACTTAGAATATGCTTTTTCTACTCTTTCACGAAGGACACTACGCTGATATTTCTTTTCTTCATATCTCAATGTCAAGTAGTGGACCACGATAGCTAAGAAGAAAGGTAACACGATTTTAAGAATTTCTAATCCTATTTGAGAACCGGTTGTTGTTTGTTCCATAAAAAATACCTCCAAAAATTTATTTTTATTATAACTTTTTAGGGAAAGAAAATCAATTGAGTTAGGCTTCTCAATAAAAAAGCCGTGATAGTTTAGTGAGGTTATAGGCTACCTCCTTAAAAAAAAGCCTGTCATTTGAATGAGTGGTTTCTTAATGTGTATTCCATAATATATACCTTATTTTTTCATATTGACTCCTTTTGATTGATAGTTTTGTTCTAAAAAAAAAGGAACCACTCATTGAAATTACTAGAAGCGATTTTGCTGACGTCGGTAAAATGGTAAGCAACTAATAGTTTCTAACCACTCAGCTATCAACTATTAGTTGACAGCTCAATCCTTAAATATAAAAATCTGCTTTTTTATACTTATCAGCTAGAAACTACTAGAAACAAATATAAAATACTAGAAACTTTGTTGTTTGAATTGGTGGTTGCTATGGCATAGCGTTCTAAGCCAAGCTGTAGTAATCACTTGTTGAAATAATAAAAAGAGGGTTTAGAACGTCCTCTAAAAAACAGGAGGTAAAAAATGAGAGATAATAGAGAAACGAATTGGTTTTGGTCTGATAACGCAATTTTCGACAGAGAAGATATAGATACTTTTGAAAAAATTGTGTATTTAGCTTTGGCTAGATTTGCAGGAAGTAAGGATAGTTGTTTTCCTAGTTTAGAAAAATTGATGAAAGCAACAGGAATTAAAGCAGAAAAAACAATAAAGAAATATATTAAGTCTTTATTAGATAAAGGCTTAATTCAGGTTGAATATCGGACAGGGAAAAGTAATATTTATTACCTCGAAACTGTAAAACCCCCGGTAAGAAATACAGGGGGTAACGAATGCACCCCCGGTAACAGTTACCCCCACACCCCCGGTAACAGTTACCCCCCTAAGAAAAACAAAGAAGAAAAACAAAAAGAAAAAATAAATAAAAAAGAAATTTTGATAGAACACATACAAGAGCTAGACATGGAGCAGGAGAGAAAAGAAGTTTTTATAGAGTGGATAGAGTATAAGCAAGAGATAAAGAACCAGTACAGCTCTAAGAAGTCTATAGACATTTTAATAAAGCAATGGAAAAACTACGATATTTCGACACTTAAAGCAGCGTTAGAGAAATCTATAGCAAACGGATATAAAGGGCTGTTTATTCCAAAAGAGCCTACCAGACTTAAAAGCTATAACCCCGATAGCATTGATAATATGGAGGTTTTTAGATGACGAACGCCGAAAAAACCCTTATTACCAAACTTTTGATATATTCCGAAGAATTGGATTATGTCGAAAAAGAAAAAATATTATCTATTCCTCTCAAGATGTGGAACAAAGAAGCTTATGACATTATGAGGGAGTACAAGAAAAATAGCATAGAGGGGCGGAGCTATTTAGAAATTTTAGAAAAACCACAATTTCAAAAAATATTGCAAGATATCATGAAAATTGATAGTTATAGCACATTGGAAAAAACAGACAAGCTTATAAAATCTCTAAAAGAAGCATACTACCAAAGACAATTGCTAGAGATAGCTAAGCAAGATGGCGGAGCTATGGAAAAGATTAGCAAGCTATATCAAGAAATGCTATGCGAAACAGAGGAAAAGCAGAGAGAAAATAGCATGGAAGATATAGAGGATTTGCTGTTTGATGGCTTAGAAAGTGTAAGTCGTATCAATACAGGAGATTTGTACTTTGATAAATTCGTTCGTTTTACAAAGAAAGATTTGAACATAATCGGAGCAAGACCGGGAGTGGGAAAAAGTGCTTTTTCACTTTATTTGGCATTAGGGATGGCAAAATATGGGAAAGGATTATTTTTTAACTTAGAGATGACCAATACCCAATTAGCTCAAAGAATTTGTTCTATGAAAACAAGAATAAACTTGGAAAATGTGAGCGATAAAGAAAAGTTTTTTCAATTGAGCAAGAAAGACAGAGAGGATTTGAAGCAAGCTTATCAAGATTTAAAAAAAATAAATTTGAAGTTACTTGACGGAAATTATAGCATTTCTGAAATTCGGGAACGGATTCGAATGGAAAAAGAAGTGTATGGTTTAGATTTTGTATTCGTTGATTATTTGCAACTTGTGAAGAGCTTTGAAAAAACGGAATACGAAAGAGTGACAGAAGTTTCTAGAAGTTTGAAGCTTATCGCAAAAGAGTTTGATATTGTCGTAATTGCTCTATCACAAATGAATCGGCAAGCGGACACGGAAAAAGCAAAAAGTCAGAAAGATATTTTTTTAAGCGATTTAAGAGGATCCGGGCAGATAGAACAAGACGGATCTGTCATCATTGGGCTATTATCCAATCCGGTTGAGCCAAACAAGGATTTATTTAAAGTTAAAATTTTGAAAAATCGGCAAGGAGCAAGAGGAATTTTGGAATATCACTATTATAAATCCAATCAGACATTTTATAAAAAATAAGGGGGGAGTTATGAAAACGGAAGAACAGATTAGAGAACAACTAAACCTCGCAAGAAATATTATTTTGCAAGAATTGGAAAATGGAAATTCCTATCCTGCGGAATTAGTTGGAATCGCAAAAGGCATAGGAAGATTTGCAAGTTGGGTATTGAAAGACGGGGAAGATGTGAATTTATTGGAACAAGCGATAGAAGAATATAAGGAGGCTTAAAAAGACAAGAGGGAAAATTATGAAAATTAACAAATATCCAGATGAATATATAGAAAGCTTGGTAAAACGTCTCATAGACAAAGAAATCACGGAGCAGGAATACAACTTGCTAAGAGGAACAGGGATAAGAAGTCATGAACATGTATTAAAAAAATTTAAATTTGAAAGGAGAAAAATAAATGAAAAAAGTGTTGAAAACTAAGAACGGAAGAAGTGTGAAGAAAGATGATATTCAATCCGCGTTCAGCGTTGTAAAAACGATTTTACTAAATAAAGGACATCGTGTCAATATCGCATTGACAAACATCAACAAAAAAGAAGAAGCAGAAAAGAAAGTCATGGATTTGCTTGATGAATATGCAGATAACAAATATCGTAAACTCCAACCCGAAGAACACGCTTGCAGCTGCAAAGAAAAAGATAAATATATTGAGAAATTAGAAAAAATGACCGAGAACCTGTTTGAAGAAAATGTAGAACTTTACATTCGGGCAGGAAAAAGATATTGGAAAGAAGCTTGCCTTTGGCTTGCGGCTATATCCGGTTGGTCTGCATTTATTATAGCCTTAATCGTGGGGTAGGCTATGAAAAAGATATTCAAAATCCCAATTAAAATCAATGGAAAAATGGGATTAAATAAAATATATGCCGGTGTTCATTGGGCAATCAGGAGCAAGGACAAAGAAAAGATGAGATTGCTGGTAAGAAGTGTTGTAGGATTAAATCACAAACAATACGAAAAACCGGTTCATTTGAAAATGTCTTTTAAGTCCCGGTTGGACGTCAGTAATCATGCGTATTTATTTAAGCTGATTGAAGATAGCTTAGTAAAATGCGGGATTTTAAAGGATGATACGGATAAGTACGTTGGGAAAATCACGCTAGAGAAACAAAAAAGTTTTGACGGCGTGATTGTAGAAATGGAGGAGATAGAGGAATGTTAATATTCTTTTTGATTTGCATGATAGTGTTAGCTTGTTGTTATGCTATATTTATTTCTACTGTAGTAGAAGCGTGGGACTGTTTTGGTTGGCAGGAAAAAACGTTGGACGTAATAATATTAGTTCTATACACTTACGCTCTGTTTTTAATTGTCGTAAAACTTTATAAAATTTTCATTCTGGCTTTGTGAGGGGCTGAAATTAGCGTTTGAGAAGCGTTAGGTATAGAATTAGTCATCTAAGGGTTTCAAGGGGGTTAAAATGGCACTAGAGAGCGTGGAGAAGTTGCCGGAGCTGATACAGAAGATAGGAGCAGGAGAGTACAGGATAAAAGTCAATAAGGATATGGAGATTGTTATTTTCTCCAAACAAAACAGATACGATGGTGAGGAGATAAGGAAGATACTAAAAAAAGAGGAACAATGAAGTCCTCTTTTTTTAGACAAAATTAATTTGTAATTTTTTACCTAAGGCATTTTTATATTCTAGTGCTTTTTCTATTTCTTTTTTAAATATCAATATTCTTTTTTCTTTCTTGAATTAAAGTTTCCAATTCTTCCAATTCCTCCAAGTTTGCGAACTCCTTTACAAACTTTTTAGCCTGAGACTTGGCGACATATTTTTTTCTTAATTCTTTAGCTTCTTTGTTGTTTTCTAAATATCTTTTTGTTGCTTCGTATTGCTGTTCTAATGTTTTATAGCCTTTCCGTTTCTTTTCTTCCATTTTTTCTCCTTCACTCTAAAAGTTCATATTCTTTTAGAGTTTCTTCATTTAATTTTTCGCTATAAATCAACTCGCCCCAAGCAGTTCGATTTATAGAGGGTATATATTCTTTCTTTTCATAGTTTTGAAAAGAAATTAAATTTTCTTTTGGATAAGTGAAAGGTGCAATTGGTCTCAAAATACTGTAATATTTATACATTTTATCATCTCCTTTTTAGACAAGCATATATTTTTGCTCGTCGTTTGAAAAAGTATTCTCGGAGTTTATGAAAAAGTATTGTGGAAATTGTTTGTACATATTTAATAAGATTTCCCTTTGCACTTCATTTAATTCAAAATTACTTTTTTGCTCTCTCCCGTATCGACTAACTTCAAAATCATAGTCTTTTAGACATATTATTTTTGTTTTTTTGTCTTTCAATTTCTTTTTTAATTCTCTTTTTGTCATTGTGACCACTCCTCTTTTGATTTTTTGAAAGATTTGTGATATAATACTTATAAGTGGGTAAGTATTTTACCTAGCCCCTGAGGGGGGAGTGTAGAGAAGTTACTTTTTATTTCTTGTTATCGTGATTCGCCAAAACCCAATAACAATTATAATTTGTATCTTCATTCTACCACCTCCCTGCTGTGGCTTTGAAAGGTCTTTCTTGCCTCTCATGATTTAAGTATAGCATAGGTTTAAAACTATGTTAATAACTTTTTTTAAATATTTTTGTAGAACTTTAAAAAGTCCAATAATATCAATGGAAAAAGTTATAAAAAAATTTTTAAAAAATTAAATATTGAAATATATTTTACAATCGAAATGATAAAAGTAGATGGGATATATAAGAGAAGTTTATAGAGATATAGACTTTCTTTTGTATATCCCTTTTTTTATTAAAATTCGCAGAATGTTAGGAGGTGTCTGTATGTGAGCGTAAGAGAAGAAGTGTACAAGCTATTAGCATTGAAGAAAAACACGAGAGAAATAGCTGAAACATTAAATGTATCTCTAAGATGTGTTCAGAAACATAAGCGAACGTATGATGACACGCTAGCGAACAGCGAACAAAAAACGAACGATAGAAGCGAACAAAAAAGAAGAAAAGAGATTGCAAAGGCTCATATCGTCACAGGTTCGAGCATAAAGGAAGCGAGTGAAGTAAGCGGCATATCTATTAGTACAGCGTTAAAGACAAGCAGTAAAGAGCGTTTACAGGAAAAGCAAGCTGACTTTCTAAGACGCTTGAGGGAAGAGCATAAAGAGATGATTTTGCAGAACAAACGCGACAGATTAGAGATAAACACAAGAATTAAAGCAGACTTAGCAGCGTTAGAAACTGGCAAACTGACACAAGAAATGCTACTGATGAATGAAAAGACCGAACAGACGATATTAGAGAGCGAGCGACTAGACAGACTAGAACGCTTTGAGTTCGAGAAAGAAGTGCATAAGAACAAACTAAAGCTTGAAATGCTAGAAAAAATAGAACAAATGAGCGATAAAGAGCTTGAAGAATTACAGAAATTTCTTGAAGAAAAAGAAACGTTTGTAAATGTAGAGTGAACAAAGTGCTAAAAATATACGATGAAATACTTTTATTTGTAAAGCGAGAGTAAACATGAGCTTATTAAACTTAGTAAAGCAAGAAATAAAAAAAAGAAAGCAAGCACAAGCGACATACTATAAATTTAACGCTAGACCCTACCAAAAGCGTCTGATACAGTCGTTTGATGATGGCGTAAAGTTTTTTCTTATTTGCTGGGCAAGACGGCTTGGAAAAGATCTTTTAACGTTAAGCTTGGCATGTAGAGAGTGTATAAACAAGCCAAATACCGTAGTTTATTACATATTCCCTACGATGAAACAAGGGAAAATGATGATTTTGGACGGTTACACGAATGAGAGGAAAAGGCTGATTGATGAAGTGATAGATATAAATTGTTTAAAATTGCCTGTAAAGTCCGATAAATTCTATCATTCAGACAATACATTGCAATTTAAGAATGGATCTAAAATTTATTTCGTCGGTTCGCAAGATGCTAACACGAAAGTGGGAGGAAATCTCGATTTATTGGTAGTTTCGGAAATGGCTTTGATACAAAATGATGACATCGTGACTTATCTAATACCGTCTGTCATCAACGTAAAAGGGCGTATAATCCTTGTTTCTACGCCACGTTTTGGCTCAAAATTTAATGAAATGCTAGAAAAAACGGGCGATGAGTGGGAAAAATCTATCATAGCAGCAAACAGCGAAGAAGCAGTAGATGAAGACGGAAATGCGGTATATACAGAAGAAAAGTTAGCAGAAGCAAGAACGCTTATGAGCGATAGTAAGTTTAGACAAGAATACTTGTGTGATACAGACGTAGCGAACGAGGAAGCTATTTATGCTTACAGCTTGTCTCGAGCGGAATGGGTAGATAGTTTAGACATAAGCGGAAAAAAGCTCTATGTAAGCGAAGATTTGGGAATTAACGATAGTACAGCGTTATGCTTTGTTATAAATAACACTGTGATACATCACTATGCGAATGTAGATAAGCCAACAATTCACTATATACAGTATATTAAAGAGTTTTGTGTAAGAAATAAAATAACAGATATTGAGATTATTTTGCCTCATGATTCAGCGAACAGACAAGACGCAGTTACGCACTTAGTTAGCAGATTTCAAGCTTACAGAAATGAATTTAAAAAAGTTACAAAGCTAAAAGCACAAGCAGTAGCGACTACAATAGAAATCACGAGACACAGTTTAGAACAACATAATCTTAAGTTACTAGACTGCGAGAATGTGCGTGATATGGTACATCTGATGAAAAAATACGAATGGAAAAAAGACAGCAAAACAGGCGAAAACTTAAGAAAACCCGTGCATGGGAGAGGTTTAGCAGCGTCAAACACTTGCGACAGCGTTGAATACTATTGCTTACATAAATTTTTAAAAGAATACAAAAAAAATAGTCGAGAATTCAAAATAATCACAAGCTAGGAGGTGGAAAATGGAGCCAATTAAGGTCGGAAAAGGTCAACTAATGGAGAGTTTGACGAAATTTCTGTTTGAGGAAATATCAGCAACAGAGGGGTTGCTCGATAATGAAAAAGTGGATGAAATGTTACATGATGAAGACATCTCGATATTGACAAACAAAATCACAAGAACAGTCGCAGCGAGAGAGCTAAGAGTTTGCACAGATAAGCGAGAGTTGGAAGACAAAGCAGAAGAAATACAAGATAGATTCAATGTCTCTAAGTTTAATCGTATTTTTAAGCATATCTTAAACGCTAGATACTACGGTTTTTCGTTGTTCGAGAAAGTCTATGACGAAAACTATAATCTTCAATCGCTAGTGTTAGTACCTCAAAAATACGTAGCTTTTGACGCAAAAAAAGGCTGGTATATCACGGCTGGAAGTAAGGAGACGTACATAGACAAAGAAAAATATTTCTTGTGCATTCACGAGCGTGACGTTGCGAACAAAAAAGGAAAAAGTGTCTTGAAAAGCTGCTTACAAGCGTATGAAGATAAAAAAATGTTTGGAAATCAGTTGAGGGGATTAGCGAAAAAGTATGGAGAAACTATCATTTTCTTTGCTTATGATGACACAGAAGATGAAAATGATGTAAAGAAAAAAGCAGAAGAAGTGAAAAAAATGCAAGGCGGCGGGACGGTGATTGGAGTTCCGACGAGCTTTGGTATGAAGTTATCAGATAGCCTGTATTTGCTGGATTTGAAAGACATAGACCCCAGCATTTATATAAAGTTGCACGACTGGAAAAAAGAGAAGCTAACTCAAAATTTGCTAGGTGGAACGCTAACAATCGACAACGGGCAAGGGCGTGGATCGTATGGACTTGGAGAAATACATCAAGAATCGTTTGATGAAGTCGTGAATGATTGTTGTCAGTTTATCACAGACAATATGCAACAACTCTTATATTTCGATAGCTTATATTTTGGCTATGACTATCGAGAGTTTTACTTCAAACTAGAGAAAATCAAAGACAGAGATGATGAGTTAGCATTTGACGAAAAACAAGAAGATTTGTTGACTAAAAGAATTGACAATTTCTTGAAAATGCGAGAAGCAGGAATTACAGAAGAGGACTTGAACGGTGATAGTGTATGACAGGGTTTAAATTAACAACTAAAATCAACATAAGTACTCGTAAAATCGCTACTAGAGAGCTAATGAACAAAATATCACAAGATATGCGAAAAACAGTGCGTGATAGATTCAGAACCTCGACAGGACCAGGTGGCGAACGTTGGGCAACGGTGGGGTATCGAAACGGAAGACCACTCGTCATCACAGGAAGTTTACGAGATAGCTTGAGACGCTCTTATGACAAAAATAAGGCGGTTCTTGGAACTAGTGACATAAGAGCTAGGCTACATCAATACGGAGGGCTTATTCAAGCTAAGAACAAGCCATATTTGACGTTTAAAATCGGGGATAGTTGGGTTAAAAAGAAATCTGTATACATTCGAGCTAGACCGTATGTCGGTTTCAATCAAACGATGATTGAGAGATACAGAGAAATGGCGGCTAAGCACGTGCAAGAACAATTAAAAAAGAGATTAGGAGGTAAAGAGTGAAAAAGAGAGTGAAAGTCTTTCAAGCTGGGAATTACCCGCAAGGGAACTACAGCAAAGAAAAAGTGAATGAAATCTTTGGAACGGCTGGAAGAGTAGACGGAATCTATGCTCATACAAGTAAATGGGCAGAAAAAGGGGAAGAACCTTTGAAAGTCGCGGAATTCAGCGATTTCAAAGTGACGAACGGAGTAGTGACTGCATTAGTAGAGTTTAACGAAAAAGGGCAAGGATACTTCAACGATAGCGTAATTAAAGGGGTTTCTGTTGAAATTCGGGATAATAAGTTATCTAAGGTTGCATTATTGCCAATTGGCGTAAAACCGCAGGTTGCAGGAGCAGAGTTCGCAGAAGAAGAATATGCAGAAATTGAATTTGAAGTGATTGAAGAATTTGAAGAAGCGAAGATTGACGTGAATTCTGTCAAAGACATGAATTTAGATGACAAAGTAGCGATTATCACAGCCATCTTTGGAAGTCTGACAAATGATGAAAAAGAGGGAATTAGACAACTGTATTGGGCAGATTTTGAGAAAAAAGAACCGGAACAACCTGAAAAAACTAAGACAGAAGCAGAAATCAGAGCTGAAATCACAGCAGAATTCGAGAGAAAGGAAAAAGGAAATGCTTTGAAACAAGTGATGAAGAAAAAAGTAGTTCCTTGTCTGCAATCAATCGTGGAATTCGCTATTGATGAAGCTTTGATGAAATCAGGTACGGTTGAATTTGAAGCGGGCGGAAAGAAAGAAAATGTTTCTTATTTCGAGAAAATCGAAAAAGAAATTGAAGCTTTGCCGGACGCAGCTAATTTTCAGAGCGAAGTGGAAAGAATGGAATTTGGAGAATTTGAAGAGGGAGCAGGAGATGACCCAATGGCAAAGGCTCATGAAGAAGTAAAGAAAATGCTAGGAGGTAAATAATGACAGGTTTAATGTGTTTTATCGCAGGTTCGGCAATGACGATAATCGGGCTTTATTTTTACGAAAAATTCAACAAAGGAGGTAAGGAATAATGGCAGAATTTAAAAGAGAAAAATTTGACAGAAAAAACATTACGAAAGACGTAGTATCTATTCCCGGATTGGTAGATAAAGCGTGCAAAAAATTAGAGATTGGAAACGTCTTAGCTTACAATGACACTACAAAAAAATGGGTTAAATATGCAAAAGAAACTCATGCAACCGGATTATTTTTGTTCGGAATTGTAAAAAATGACGTGGATGTGACATCGGCAGATACTTCTATTTCTATTCTTGTGCAAGGAGAGGTACCGAAAACGTATGTGGAAGAAGTTTCAGACGATGAAAAATTATGGGCTTTATTAGCAAAACAAGGAATTTACGTATTATAAGGAGGTAAAAATGGCATTAACACAAGTACAACAAGAACTAATCGGAGCAATTTCCGCAATTGAAACGAGACCAACTCCGTTTTGGAATTTATTTAAGAAAAACAAAGTACCATACATGGCGTTATCTACAACTATCAGAGTAGATGAAGTTATGGAACATTTGGTAAAGGCTAAGTTAGTACCAAGAGGAACTGTATTACAGCCAATTGAGGTTGGAGGATTTAGTACAGTTACAATCAAGCCGGATATATTGAGTGCGTCTGTCGGGGTTTCTGCAGAAGATACAATTTTGCAACAACCGGGAGAATTGGCAATCGTAAACGGTCAAAAAATAAAAGCTTCTACGTATGATAGAGTTTTGAAATTAACTACAATCAAGAACGCAATTGAAGGCTCTAAGGAAGACATGGCGGCAAGTGTATTCTTGACTGGGAAAACAAAAGACGCAAGCGGAGCGGAAGTCAATCTGGGGCTAGAAGAACCAAAAGGAGCAACTAAAGAAAAAACACAAAGTTGGCTAGCGTTTTTTAGAAAAACAGTGTCTGAATACAGAAAAAAACACAAAACGCTTCCGGATAGAATTTTCATAGGAACAGATATCGCAGATGGTTTGGCGGCGTATATTGAAAGTTCAAATAATCCTTTGCTTGGCGCACAAGTAAAATTGGAAGACGGACAAATAAAATACGAACTGAAAAACTTCCCAATCATAATCGAAACATATCCCGACTCAGACACCGAGACAGAAACAAACAAGAGTATGACTTTGTTCAAAGAACTTTGTTTGTTCCCTGTATACGCTGGGTTGTCTTATGTGGGAACAACCGGAAAACCCGAAATGATTCGTTCCGATGTTGTCGTGATAGAAACGAAAGCAAACGAAGAAACAGGACAACAAAAACTAGGAGCGACTTCCGCACCATTCCCGCTAATTGTAAGACCTGACCTATTTGAAAGATACACTGTGACTATCAAATAGAGGTGAGCTATGGAAATCACGAAGTATTCAAAGAGAGTTCAAAGTTTCTTGAAGCAAGAATACGGCAGTGAAGAAGAAGTGAAAAAAGCTTTAGACCTCTTTAAAAAAGAGGGGGAGAGTATCGCTGTAACATTGGGACTTGAGGTAGCACCTGAACACGATACTCTCTTAGAGCTTTATGCAGAACACCGTATATATTCAGCTATGGGGAATGAAAAGCTTGCAGCGTTGAAATTAGAAGTTTTCAACAAACTATTGAAAAGTTTTGTATCTGTAGCCGAGAACAAAAAGAAACTGGAAGAAATCAAGAAATCACAGAAGAAAGGGATGATGATTTTCAATGAATAATATAGAAGTTTTGAATAAGGTTCAAGAAGTTTTGCAACAAAAATTTGAAGAAGTGTCTATAAAATTCTTAGAAGATTCTATCTTTGATGATGTGATTTTGAATGAAATTGGGATTGAACCCGCTGGGGAAAATTATAAAAGCGTTGGACTTGGAGGGTTTACTGAACATGAAACAGAAAACATATCTTTTTCAATCAACCTTGTCAGAAAACAAGAATTTAAAGGAGATACTTTATCGTTAGAACGATTCTTAGAAGAAAAAGATAACATTATTGAGCTATTGTATTCAGAAGATTTATTAGGGATTGACGGGATATTTCGAAGTTTCGAGATAGAAACCGAGCCTTTGAGATTTTCTCATGAAGAAGTAGCTTGGGACGTCTGGATTTATAAGATAAAAGTACTTGGAAAAGTACGATAGGAGGGAATATGAATTTAAAAATTGGGGTTGGAGTTCAAACTCAAAAAGATAAAGCCGCAACAGAATTTACACAATTGCGAGCAATAGAGTCAGACTTAAAGCCTTTGTTTGATAGAGTGGATTCCGATGACTTCAACGGTAGCCCATATAAAGGAGATTCTTTTGTGGCAACAGAGGGAGCAAGCGGAAGTATTACGTGCCATTTGACAGTAAAAACACTGGAATTATTGGCAGAGGGATTTGGATATAGATTTTCCGCAGGCACAGGAGAGATTACAGAAACAGCATTGAAAGCAACTGTAGAAAATGTTGCAAAAGCAATAGAAAGTGGGAAAATAGAAAAATTCTTTACAATTGTAGAGCAAAACTTAGAAGACCAAGAAGAAAGAACGTTGGTAGGTTGTCAATTTGGAAATATAAGCCTTGAAGTAACACAAGGAGCTTATGTGGTTATGACATTTGAAGTGATTGGGCTTGAATACGGATATAGCCAAAAGAAATTATCTACAATAAAACCTTTGGAAGATTACGATAATAGATTGACTTGTATCGACGCAACATTCCACATGGAAGAAGATTTATCAGCGAATACACAATCAGTCAATATCTCTATTAACCAAAACTTGGAAGCGAAATATGGTCTAGGTAGCCGTAAAGCAACTAGAACCGTGAGAAACGGGAAGATTGAAGCGAAATGCTCATTGACGTTCAATGCTTATGACAAGGCTTTATATAAAAAAGCGTACGACAATTTATTGAGTGGAAAGACAGCAGAAGCGGCAATAAAAATGGTTACAAAAGATAAGAAATACGTTGGGGTATATTTGCATAGATTAGGAACTTCCAATGTAGAAATGACAGACAAGAAAGGGACAGGAGGATTATCCCAAGAATTGGATATTCAATATGACCAAACTAAGAAAACACCAATTACATTTGCGATTGGAAAAAAAACTGAGGAAAGTTCAGGACCGGGAATAGGCGGTTAAAAATAGGAGGAATAAAAAATGAAAACAATTAAAATCGGAACGGAAGAAAATTATGTGGAAATTAAAGAAATGATGTCTTTCTGGGAAAAGAGAGAATATCAATACGGCTTTGGTGGAATTTACGCGATGAATAAAGACGCTTCCCGGATTGAAGTAAACACAAGAAAACCTTTTGAAGAAACAGAAGAATATTTCTTGTTAAAAAGTCAAGTTATGACAATCGCAGAAAATGGGGATATTATCTATGACAATGCGGACGCAAAACAAAGAAAAGAGTTTTCTAAAGTTTTGAAAAATGCATATGGAGAAACTTCCAAGAATTTAGAAGAAGCGTTAGATAAAATCAAAGAAGTCAATGAATTAGTGAAGAAAGAAGAAAAAGAGGAGAAAGAGGAAGAAAAAAACGACTAAAATTTCTATCAATGGCAGCCGATATGTTCTTGAATGGCAGAGAAATTTCAGAAGATTATCCGGGATATGAAAAAATAGTGAAGCAATATTTGAAAATACACAGGTATAAGCGATACTTTGTAAAAAAATATGTTGCCAATGGTTTTTCTTCTCAAAGATACTATGAATTGAAGTTTCTACCATTCGGAGAAGCTCTTGGGTATGATAACCACCCTTGGAAAATGATCCGGGATATAGAGGAGATATTAAGTGCGTTGAATGAAATAGCAAGTCAACAAAATTAAAAAGGGAAGTCTAGGAAGATTTCCCTTTCATTGCAAAAGGAGGTGGAAAAATGTCACATACAGTAGAGATGAGTTTGTCGTTTCAGGATAACTCCAAAGAAGCTTTGGAAAGCTTAGCAAAAGCTATGGGGAAGACTACAAAGCAAATGGAAGAAGAATTGAAAAAGGTTGCGAAAGCCTTTCAAGAATTTGAAGAAATGGCAAAGAGGACAAACCTATTTGAAAAAATACAAAAAGACGCCGAAAAGCATTTGAAACAAGTAGAGAACAGATTCAAAAGTATGCAAGAAAAAGCGAAGCAGTCTTTTGGAATAATAGAAAAAATAGCAAGAAGAACATTCTTAGCGATGGCGACATTTACAGGATTTGCAGTCAGGGGTTTTGCAGATTATGAATATTCAATCAAGAAAATCCAAACAATTTCAAAGGATAGTTATGAAACGATAAGCACAAATATTAGAAAAATGGCATACGAAACAGGAACTTCTTCCAAAGAATTAGCTTCTTCCTTGTATGACATTGTGCAAGTTATTCAAGATTCTCCCGATAAGTATAAGATGTTGGATACAGTCAATAAATTATCTATTGCAGGATTTACAGATACCACACAAGCAGCGGAGTTATTAAACTCTATCATGTTGACTTATGGAATGACGGTAAATGACCTTGTAAAAGTATCTAATAAATTGATAGTAACACAAAATCTAGGAAACACAACGATCGGGAAAATGGCTCACAATCTAGGAACTTTAATTCCGCAAGCCAAAATGGCAAACGTTTCTTTGGACGAAGTGTTGGCAACGGTAGCGACCTTGACACTTGGAGGAATTCGTACCGATAAAGCAATCACAGGACTAAGAGCAATGTTATCCGAACTATCTAACGAGAGTTCAAAATTAGGAAAAGAATTTAAGAAGATAACCGGAGGATTAGATTTTAAAAACTACACTTTATCCGGAGGAACTATTATCGGAGCTTTGAAACTAATCCAAGAAAAAGCAAAAGACGCAGATAAGGCAATGACTGAAATGTTTGGAAATATTCGTTCTAAAACAGCGGCAGGAGGATTGGCAATTTTAGAAAAGAAATATACGCAAGTTTTAAATGCAATTGCAAACGCACCAAATGACCAATTGGCTAGAGCCTATGCGACTATGCTAGATACTACTAAGACAAACCTAGAAAGAATTAAAATGGTTGTTTCTACCTATACCCAAGAGATAGGAGAGAGAGTAGCCAAAGATTTGGCAGGAGCTTTGAATATCAACGACGTAAAAAGCTTCGAGGACTTATTCAACGAAAAGAATATTGATAAAGTATATTCTTTCGGGAAAGCCATATTCTTTGTAACCGGAGGAATTACGGCTCTAGGAATAGCATTAAAAGGTATTGAAACAGTGACGGCGGCTTTTGCTCTATTACATAACCCAGCAGTACTTTTGATTGCGTCTTTAGGCGGTGTTTATTATGGCATTCGTAAAATTTTAGACATTAAAAATGAAGAATTTGAAAAAACTAAAAAATGGCTAAATGAAACAGAAGAGGGATTGAAAAAACAAGTTGAGACTTTGAAAGAAATTCAAAAACAAAAGGAACAAGGTGGTTTTACAAGCCTAAAACCTCTACGAGAATTAGAGGGATTTAGCCCAAAAGTTTTGGCAGATTTGGAAAGATTGAACAATCTGAAAGTAAATGCCTACAATCGGGGAAATATCAACGAATTTGAAAGACTAGCTAAAGAATTTCGAGAAATTATGGAGAGAGAAATTCAAAGGTTAGAAAAAAAAGGGATTAAATTACATGCAAAAGTTTTTATAGACGTTGATGTTCTAAGAGAAAATTCAAGACAAAAAGCCTTTGAATCTTTGTTGAATATAGAAGACATTGATAAAATCTCAAAGGAATTCCATAGCGGAAAGTACAAAGGGAATAAAAATGAGAAGTTCATTTACGAAGATTACCTAAGACAATTGGACGATTTAAACGTTTCCAAAAGGTCAACACTAAGAAAAAACATCAGCGAAGCTATTTCAGGGATAGTCAAAAAAGGCTATAACCCAGATGGAGACAAAAAAGGAAGCAAAAAAGACCCGTTCAAAGAATTGATTTCAGAACTTGGAGCAAAAATCAAACGAGATTTAGGTATCCAAGAAAAGATTGAGATTTTAGAAAGGGCAAAGGAAAAGTTCAAGAAGAATATCAACGAAATCAATACAGCTATTGATAATTTCAAGATTGAGGATTTGACTAATAAGATTAAAAACGCCTTAGAGGGAGTGTCTTTGAGAAGTCATGAATATTCCATTGATGAGCAATTGGCAAAAATCCAAGATAGCAAGAAAATAATGTTAGAACAACTAGATCTAGCAAAAAAAGTAGGTAATTCCGATTTAGTGGAAGACTTAAAAAAGAAAATGGAACAAGTTGATTTTACAGGAATTATTGTTCCGTTAGAAAGAAAAACAAAAGAAATTTCTGATAATTTAGAAAGAATTCAAAGAGAAGCGGAAGAATTAAAAGACAACAAAGAAAATGTTCCAATAGACAAAATTACCGAGCAGTTAAACATACTAAACCAAAACAAAATCGCGGAATTAGAAAAGGTTCAAGGGTTGATAGCTACTTACACAGATTTGTTAAAGCAAGGAAAAATCACACAAGGAGATTATGATAAGGCTATAGAAGCTATCGACAAACTTAGAGAATCAGCCGGGAAAATGGAGGTTGCAGCTAATAAAGTGGCTGTTAAAGTGCCGGAAGCTTTAAATGCTTTAGGAAATGCTTTTAGTCAACTTGGAAATGTAACAGGTAGCAAAACTCTAGGAGGTATCGGAAGTATTCTCAATGGAATAGGTGGATTAAATAACGCTTGGAAAGATTTTGGTAAGTCGGGCGGATTATCAGCTATTGGTGGATTATTTTCTTCTAGTGGATTATCCGGTGCGGCAGCGGCAAACTCAGCAGCGGCAGCAGCGTTGGGAGTTGATGGTATTGCGGGGGCAGGTTTATCCGCAGCGTCAGGAACTGCGGCTGCAAGTGGTGGAATGGCGGCGGCTCTAGGGTCAGCGGCAGCGATCGCAGGGATAGCGGCGGCTGGAATAGGAATTGCGGCAACCGTAGGTTCTCTATTCGGAAGAAGTGGAAAGAAAAAAGCCGCAGCAATTGACGCAAGAAATAAAGAAAATGAAGAAGCATATAAGAAGCAGATTTCCGCATTACAGCAATTAACGCAAGCTATTCAACAAAACTCCGAAAGGATTAAAAGCTTTGCAGATAGAATGTTGACAGATGTTGCGAAAAATCCAACTATCAAAATGATTTTCGGAGGAGAAAGCAACTTTGATTTGTTACATCATTCTATGATAGCGGGAAAACATTTTGCGGATATTACTGCTATAGAAAAGGGTTCTAAAAGATACCGTTCAGGTTTTAGAAAGAAAAGTAAATCTACATATACCAAAGTAGATATTGGAGAATCCGAGTTATTAAGATACTTAGGGTTTAGTAAGTCAGAATTGGACGCATTCACAGACGAAGAAATGAAACAACTGGATAGTGTGTTGCATAACGTTAATCACGAAACATTACGAAGAGCAACCGGAAGAAACTTAACAGAATCTTCTATTGAAGAATGGAAGAAACAGGTACATGAGTTTGTAGAGCAGATTAAATATCTGGAAAAAGAAAAGGCGGATCTGTTCAAAGGGTCTACACTAGAAAGCTTTACAGGTGTGGAATACAAGACGGAAAAAGAATTGATTAAGGAATACACAGAGCAATTCAAACAAATGGGATTAGTTGGAGAGCAATACAACGAAACTATCAAAGAAATGGCGAAAAATAACCAAGTACTAATTACTTCTATGTTGGACGTGCGAAATAGCACGATAGAGGGATTTGCAAGTGGAAATGGTGGATTCTTAAGTTCTATGAAGTCTTACTTTGAAAAGATATTTAAGAATGCAAGTTCGGTAGCTTATGATGTGGTATTTAGTGATTTAGACCACTACTTAACACAAGCTTTTGAGAAAATATCCAATAAACTTGTGAACATTAAAAAGAATGGAAAGCTTGATTTTAAAGGGTTGTTTAGTGACTTTGATTTTGAGAAGTTGAAGAACCTAGACATTATGGAAAAGCAAGTAAAACAATCTTTAGATGTTGTTAAGAAAGAGTTGATAAGTCATGGGGTGGATTTATCCTTAATCAATAAAATGCTTCCGTGGAGTGATTTTAACGATAGGATAAACGACTTAAAGAACGCTTTATCAAGTGCAATGAACGCAGGATTAGAAGAACATAAGTTCTCTAGTTTCACAAAAGCATTGGGACAATCTCTATATGATAGCGTGAAAAATTCATTGATTAAAGCATTTAGCGAAAGTGCATTGTATCAAGGAATGATAGAAAAATTCATCAGGGCGGAAAATTTCCAAGCACAATTGGAAAAAGTGGGAAATTTCAAAGATGTCTTAGGAATAGCGGACGGAATTATGAAGAAGTTCAGCTATGAATTAGAGGCAGCGGGATTTGGTGGATTTGACGCAATCAACAATATCAGAAGAGAAGAAGATACACAGCTGGGAAATGCTTACTATACGGATAAGGCAGCGAATGTGAATATCAATGTAACTAATAATTTCTATGCAGAAGTATATGGTGTAGATGATTTAGATACAAGGATTGCAAAAGGAACGGAAAGTGGAATTAAAAATTGGTTAAACAGACCAAATGGAAGTAACTAGGGAGGGGGGGGTTCCTCTCCCGGATAGGAGGAAGAAAATGGAAAAATTTGAAGAAAATGAACTTAAGGAAATAGCTAGAAAAACATGGGAAGCGGTATCAGAGATATTGCCAAAAGGAAACGAAATAAAAATCGGAAATGAATTTTATGTAAAAAAGAAAGCAAGCACAGAAATGGAAGAATTCTTATTGGAGATAGAAGTATTTAAGAAGAAAATGCAAGAATTGGAGTTTACATACAAAGAAGTTGCAGAGCTGACAAAAGAGTTCATAAAAGCAAGAGTGGTAGAATTGCCGAGGTACTGTAATTTAAAAGTCTGATTTTCCGAGAAACAAGAAAAAGGAGGAAGAAAATGGGAGTTCAACAGGTTGTAGAGATGTTACTGTTTATATTCTTTGGAAATAAATTATGCAAACAATTTAACATTAACATCTCCATTGATTTATTAGCTTTTGGATATTACTTGATAATGTTATTATCTTGGCTAATACAAGATTTTATGCTTAAGTAAGAGATTTGTATGATCCAGAAATAACTACAAGACGTTATAAGCAATTTTATAAGCATAAATATAACTGTTATCCCATTGCTTTCTTTAGTGGAAAAAGAAAAGTTTTGAATCTTCGTTTCTTTAAGCAAAACCAAAAACAAAAGAGAAATGATAAGAAAGATAGTTTGCTTTATAATTGGATTTTTAAATTCATTATTTTTATCAAGCAAAGCTACGACAGGTGGAAAAAATACAAAAATTGTTATCAAAGTTTGTATTAGGTCATTTGTTATGTATAAATTTTGCTGGGAAATCAAAAGGCAACTAGAAAAAATCCAAATTATAAAATGAGATTTTACAAAATTTACAAACCATTCCATAAAAGAAAATATAAAATTTTTCTTCTTTATACAATACCAAAAACATAAATAAAAAAAAGTGAAAAAAGTAATATATATGTAATTGATATATTTGTTTATATCCGTTACAAAAAATAAAATTAAGAAAACAAAAGCTACAGACACCAAAGATAAAACAATTAAATGGAAGACAAATTTTTTTATTGCTTCGATATTTTCTTTTATTGTGTAGTCTGATTTATCCCCGAACATATATTCTTTATAATATTCAAGCATAGCAGCAAAACCCAATAAAAACAAAAGAAATTTATTATTCGTACGAGAAAGAATTATAGATAGAAAAAACATTACAGCGTAATAAATTTTAGAAAACATTCATATCACCTCATAAAAATATAGCTACCACATATATACCTTTTTTGAGGGAGAAAATCAAGATAGGAGGAAATATGCAACTATCAACATTGCGGTATCAAGGATATACCGCCAGAATTACTAACCTATCAACTATGGAAGAGTTGCAGGATTGGGTATCGGAATGTAACATCACACTTCCACAATCCAATCTCATCTCATCTATGGAAGCTAGGTTTCAACTAGAAGAAAAGAAAATCAATAAAGGGAATGAAGTTAATATAGAGATTTTGGACGATGTAGGAAATACGCTTTATACCTTGCAAGGAGAAGCAAATATCCCTAAGCGAACAAAGTCTTATACCGGTCTGGAAGTATGGGAATATACAATCAAAGATAGTTATAATCGGCTATTTGAGAAAGTGGTTCCTGAAAGCCAAACATATTATGACCTTTACTTATGTAATACAAATGACAAACACAATTCTTTACTACATAAAATAGCAAGTGCCTTAGGATTTCGGGAAGAGGAATTGGATTTTGAATCAGTTGCTTTTGAGAATGGCAACCTAATCCGATTGCCTTTTGTGTATTTAGAGGAAAATTCCAGATGGATTGATAAATTACAAGCGTTTATTGAAGCAACGGACGGAATTTTATATGTAAAGAATAAAAAGTTATTCTATCGTCCTCGTAATTTAGCGATTAACAATCATTTCTCTTTTAACAGGACTAACATTATGACTAGTTTAGAAGAAAGCGAAAAAGAGGTAGCACAGAACGGGATACGGCTTGTCTACGATAGATATGAAAAATTAGACAATCAAGTGGTATTTAATCTACAAAAAAAGATAATTACAGAGCCAAATACCAATCCAGATACCGAAGTTCCAATGATGAGGATAAGTTTTATCACATCTGCGGTATCCAATCCGACCTTAACGAAAGCAACTGGATATTATTTCACGACAGATAACCCAAGTTCCAAGGTGGATATTACATTAGAAGAAAATGTTCACTATAAAAAAGTATCCTGGAAAGAAACAGGAGCGGAAGTGAAGTTCTATAATCCGTTGCCACATAAGCTATATGTAGATAACTTTGAGATAAAAGGAGTTCCGTTGTCTATGTATGCAGATAACGAGGTCAGTGTAATGTTTCCTAGCGTCTTAGAAAAACGTCAAGAAAACTTCATCACTGCTAGTAAGAATAAATTTATCCAAACGAGTGAACAAGCGAAATTCTTAGCAAAGAAATCTATGCGAAGAGGAATTGTGAATCACACAGAATATCATTTTAACTCTCCATTTCTACATCAGATTGAAGTTGGCGGAGTATATGGCTTAGACTTGGAAGATATTCACACCGTGATTGAAATTACAAACCTTTCCATCAACCTAAGACCAGGAATATTCCGTATGGATATTCAAGGAATT